ATGTCCCGCACCGCTTGAATCATTTTCTGCACCCCCATCCCCGTCACCGCTTTTGTTTGTTGCGTGGACCATCATACGTCCTGGACATGTGTGATTCCCTGCCGCGCTTTGCGTTGTGGCATGCGTGGCACATGGGTGCGTGGTTGGTGCTGTCGTAGAAATCCAAGTCAGGGAACAACCTCACCGGCTTGATGTGGTCAACCACTTCCGCTGCCCGGCTGCATTCACAACACAGGGGGTGTGTCATCAGGTACGCTGCACGGTACCTGCGCCATTGCTTACTGTTGTACCGTGGGTCACTGCCGTGCCCACCCTTACGGCGTGGGGGCAGCTTCATCCACGGCATAACTTCATCACTATAATCACCACCAACGTGATGATGACACCCAGGTACCCAAACAACAGACACCGATACGCACTGCCCCTGTCATCCTTCATGCCCCATCTGTTTCAACTGCTGTTGCAGTTCGTGAATGCTGTGTGCCTCTGATGCTGCCAGGTGAGCACGCCCGGTGCACTCATAATTCAGCATGCGTTTGGTGTGCCATGCTATATCACGCCGTAGCTGGTCAGGGTCTGCCTGTGGTCTTTGCTGCCGTGGTCTGTAATCCTTCAACACGCGTTTGACCCATGCCACCATCACCCCCCGCCATTGTGTGACTTCATGCCCCTGCGCAGTGCGCCATTCATTCGCTTCATAATACTGCACGGCATCTGCTGCCACCCGTTTCACGTCACCACGTCCCATGCGTGCCGTCTGCACCGGTGGTGTGGTCATCAGGTATTCTGTCACCTGGTCAACTGTCGGTCTCTTCATTTCCTTCCCATTATTATGATTGGTATCAATTGAATTGTTCTTTACTATATGGTGGACATAGCTGTGACCACCCCCCCCGGACAAAGCTGTGTCCACCCCCCCGGACAAAGCTGTGTCCACCCCCCTGGACAAAATGACCACCCTTTGACCATCGTTGTCCGACATCCTCACGTGTCCCATTTCCGTCAATTGTGACAGCCAACGGCGTACCGTGCGGGGGCTAACCCCTAACACGTCCCCCAGTGCGCTGTTGCTCATTGTCAGCCCACGTCCTGACGCAGTGAACCCGTGAACCAGTGCCAACAACACCCGTTGACCTGGTTGCAGTTCTGCCATGTTCCAAATGTGGACCGGCAGGTGAATGAATTTAATCATCTGCCTGTGTCGATGATGCCCACATCAGGCAGGGGGTCAAACATGGGCACAACCTGCAAATGATAATCCGTGCCTTCCTTCATCCCCCGGTACTGTTTCAACCTCTTTTTGTATCCACAGATATGGGCGTTCATCATCTTCCGCGCTTTGTGGTGACTGCTCACATACCAAACCACGCGTTCATCCAGTGCAGGACACGTGAAAACGGCTTTATAGGTGCGTTCAGTCACAACACCCCCGAATGACGCAGCATTTTGACCATTTCCATGAAATCTTCCATCGTCATACTGACCACCGTGCCGGCGTGGTTGCGTTTGTGAAAGACCACATTCATGTTGCTGTCAATCGGCATCCGTTCCAATATTCGATGAACGTTGATGCTCGATTCAACGGCTTTGCACTGGATGTTGAATGGGTCTGTGCCCACCAAGTCCACCCCGGCATCATCCAATTTTTTATTGACGTAGCCTGACCGTTCCACGGTGCCACCGAATTCATCTGACCACATTGCTGCGATTTTCAATTCGTACCGTTTTCCCTTATCCCTTCCGTTTATCACCTGTCATGGCTTCCGGCAAAGGTGCCCACATGGGTGCATCAACTTCAATGGTTGATGACTCACCATGTGCGTGGTGTGGTTCCCCGTCCCAGTCCTGAAACAATTCCAACAACCGGCACCATTCGTCATGTCCCCGCACAATATAATGTGGCAGCAGTTCACAAACGGTCACATGATAGGGTGCTGAACTCTGCACGGCAATGATGTAGCATTCATCAACCGTGTATCCATGATACGTCATTGCATGGGCATATATGGCAGCTTGCATGTAATACCGGCGTTCATATATCACCCTGGACAATGCACGTTCACTGACATCGTTGGTGATTTTCAAATCCATCAGGAACCCGGCACCAAACGCGTCCACGATGCCCCTGTGTTTGATGCCCCATTTTGTGAAGTCTACCGGCATTTCACGCACTTCACATTGTTGCAGCAGACGCAGCGCACCGGGATGGTCTTTGATAGCCTGTTTCATCCCGTGCAGCTGGTCCATTTCCGCTGCCGTCAGGATGTCTTTGCCTTCATGTTCCTGCTGAAATTCCTTCCACGCATTCCCCCTGCGGTGCCCCTCATAAACTACCGTGCTGCTGTTGAACAACGCCGGTTCCAAGATGTGCCGGTGTGCCATCGTGCCCATCCTCATTGCAGGGGTTTGGACGCGTTCAGCGGTTTTGTAATGGACAAATGCACGGGGTGACTGTGCAAAGGCATTCAGGCTGCTGAATGATAACGGTCCATATGTGTCTGTGTGTTTCATGGGTTATATATGGGGTTTTTCGTCAGTTTGAACAATTGTGAATTGATGACTTCAATGCGTTTCCAGGTTTTCCGTGCCTTTTCTTTTGCCACGCTGCCTGACACCTTTTGCAATTCATCAAACATCATCAGCAGCCCCCACCGTTCAGCACGTAGGGTGGAAATCTGCACGGCTTCATCTTCCGTGTATGTTCTGTCACGGTGTGTGACCACTTTCGTCATCAGAACGGCAGGTCATTGGGTTGTGATTCCTTCCGTTCCACGCTGATGGACGGCAGCGGTTGAATTATTGGGCTGTCACCCATGTACAACGCAGACAGGTCAATGTAATCTTCTGCCTTTGTCGCAAACTCAATCAACGAATCTTCCAGGGGCACCATCGTACCAATGACAGTCCAGGTGGTGTCCAACCCGGCACCCTTACGGCGCAGGTTGATGACAAAAGATGACCAATGATGTTTCCCCCCCTCAAACAACACTTCTAATTGTTTGATGATGGTCTGTTGGGTGAATGACCAAATTTTGACCCCCTGGTCATCTGTGTATTGGTACACCACAAATGCCAAAAATGGGCGGGGTCTTTCGCTGCTGTCCGGCATGCCTTCCGGTTTGCTGCCGTCAGGCTTCCACCGGTATGGTTTCCCGTCTGCGAACTGTTCCCATCCCATCAGAGGTTGGGACAGGATACGCAGTTGCACGGTGTCACCGTCTTGCAGTTTTACAAAGGGGCTGCCGCTGTTGTCGGCAGTTTGCATGAATTTGAATGCGTCCATGTGTGTGATTTTGATGGCACAATGTTGCAAAACATGCCCCCCACCAAAATGCACAACGTTTTACGGGTTGTCAACTTTGCGGTGTTGATTCCACGCACGGCGCAGACGCAGCAGGTTGATACACAGCAGCGTGACGGCACCCAGGATGGACAACGCACCTTCCACCACTTCCGTCCATTTTGCCACTTCCAACGTCACCCATGCCACGTTCAAAGCTATGATGTCCCCGTATCGGCTCACCTTTCAAAGAAAGACAAACAGAGGGGAATAATTCCGACAATGCACATGGCAATTGCTTCCCATGTGATGCCGTGAATGACTACCTGTTCACATGCGGAACCGACGATTACACCGCCGACAGTATTTGCGGGGTGCCACCGTTTCAGGTCCCCCTTTGTTTGCACCTGGTTGCGGTGCATTTCCGTCAGGTGCCGTGCACCATTGAACCAATTCCGCCAATTCGGTACTGACTCTGAATGACGGGCATTCCTTTTCATCTGTCAAATCATTGTGCCCCATCAATTCGAGGGGACCGAAAACACGGACCAGGGACGTGCAAACCGTGTACAGTGTCGCACGCTGGTCATCATTCAGGGTGTTTGCCGGTTTGCCGGTGTCATCCAGTCCGCCGATATAGCACACATGCACGGTGTCCGTGTTGTGCCCCTTCACACCTGCCCCAACTTTCTGCACGGGTCTGCCCACCTCTAATGTGCCATCTAAACGGATGCTGTAATGGTAGCCTACATCCTTCCACCCATTGCCGTCCACGTGCCAGGTGCGCAGGTCATCCATTGTCACATCATGGTCCGGTTTGGTTGCACTACAATGCAGAATGATTCTATGGATTTTGCGCATTTTCCAGGGTTTCCAAACGGCGTTCAATATCAGACAGCACCGTCATCAGTTCATCAAACAGGTCACGCAGCCTTTCAACATCTGCGATGTCCTCACGTGTTTCTTCGGTGTATGCAGATAGGTGCATCAGTGGTTCAATTTAATCAGGAAGGTGATTTGAACACCCCCAGGGGTGCCCGTGGGGTCAAAGCCGAATTGTAACCGGTCACCTGCGCTGAACGTAGCCCCCGTAAATGTGAATGTGGCAGTAGTGTACGCCGTTGACGGAATCGTCTGCGTATCTGATGCCAGCGTTTGCGGAATCGGATACTTCCTGACGCTGATGGTGGTGCTGCCGGCACCCGTTGTGGAACAGATACACGTTGCCTTCACCAATTCACCTGCCGCCGGTGCCGTCCAAATATTGTAATACTGATTCGAGGTGGTTTCAGCCAACGTGCCACCTATGGGCACATAATCGAAATTTCCATCAGATGAATAAAATGATGATTGCAGGGTGATATAACTGAACAGCGTTCCCCAACTCATAACGCCGGCACCGTTGGACTGCAATACATCACCGCTGCTGCCGTAGTCACCCGGCAGGGTAAACACCCTGTTCGCTGTCACGCTGTCCGGCGCAACCAGTTGGATGAAATTGGTGCCATTGGCGGCAGCTTCATACAACGCGAATGAACCTTTCACCGTGGACGTGGACCGGTATGCAATGAGTCCGAAATATTCAACGATGTTCAGAATGGTTCCATAATTGGTGATGCTGAACACCGCTGCATCATTCGCGTCCACGATTTTGAAATACGTGAGGTTGGCAGCTGAACCATCCAGGATGATTTTGCGTGTTACACCTGCGTTCAACGTTTGGTCTGCCTCTGACAAACTGTTGTCCGTGCCCCCGGTGGGTGTCACGTTTGCCCATCGTTGTGCGGTGCTGTTGTATTCCAACACCTGCCCGTTGGTGGGTCCACTGATTTTGACATCACCCAGGTATTTCAGCTGAACAGATGACAAACCACCACTGCTGTCCGTGGTGCGGTTGATGGCTTCAACATCTATCACCACGTCAGAAATGGTGCCAGCGTTTGACCTGATGCCACGTTCAAAACGTTTGTTGATTGCGTCCACGCTTTGCAGCACCGGAATGGGTTTACCTGGTCCGGGTTTGACCACGCTGCTGGTTGGCGCACCTTCCTGCCCTATTTCGTGCAATTCCACGTCATACATGGCAGTGTCTGCGTGGAATGTCATTGACACCGGCATGAAGTATTTTAACCAGGTGTAATCATACACCTGATGAAACATTTCAAGGGTGGCAGATTGAGCATGGACGGTGCCTGACCAAATCCGGCGGGGTTTGTTGAAATAGCGCAACTGGTCAACCACACAAACCGTGTGCAGGTCAGCTGCCGTGGTTGTCAATCCGCTGACCCAATCAGGCAACGGACCATTGACGTTGTACAACTCTGCCGGGTTGAAGTAGGATTCACCGGTGAACACCAATTGACTGCCGAACAACACCGGGTCTTCCACTCTAATTTCAGATGCACCGTTGTCAATTTCGGATTTGTAGATGACGGAACTGCCGTTGTAACCTTCCCCGGCAGTCAGTGCGAAAACCACGTCAACTGCCGTGGCATTTTTTTTCGCAGTGGTGGCATCAGTGCCGTCACCGTCATACAACACACATTGAAAGGTGATTTGAATATCACCACCGGTTTGAGCCGGCATCGGTGGTGTGGTGATGTCCAGTGCAATGGTGGTCTGGTCATCCTGCCCGGTTGCGTAGTTGGGCAATTCCAAATTATAGTTGATGACATCAGACCCGTATTGAATCCGGCTGCTGCTGGACTGGTCCCAGAATTTGTTTGTGGGGTCTTCCCAGATGAAACATTCTTCATCCTCTTCCGGCAGGTTGTTGAATGTGTCACCTGCCACAGTAATCACTTCCAATCCATGCGGATTCAAAAACCGGCGGCAATAATAGTCACCCACCTGCAACGTGATTGCAAACCGCAGCCGTCCGGTTCTGTTGCTCGTTATGTTCAAATAGTCAGCATCAATTTGAACCTGACCACGTATGTTGAACGTGCTGTTCACAGGGACATCATTGTCACTGCTGAATGTGTATGATGCAAGAGTGTCCCCCGATGATGCACCAATGGGGTAAATCAGCACACCGCCCACATTTTCATTGCTGATGATGGTGCCTTCACCGTAGTTCAATGGGCGTTGTATTTCACGCACCGGGGTGATGAATTGTGATGACCACCCTGCCAACCTCACCAGCTGATTCGCAGCCAGGTCAACCGGCAGCACGGTGAACCGATTCAATCCGCCGGTTCCCTGCTGGTCTAAATCCCACTGAACGTCCTGATGTGCATGGCTGCTGTATCCTGCAATCCATTTGCTAACCGGGTCAATCCAAAATCTGCCATCAGACAAATACACACGATTGTTGTACATCCGTGCACATTGGGTCAATACGGTTTCACAATCCAGGTTGTAATCATATGCCTGCGCAACAGGGTCCCACAGTGCCGGTTTCAACCTCACGTCATTGAATGCATCATCATACGTTGATTCATCAGCAGCAATGTCATTCAGGTACCGAATTGCATACTGTTCCACGCCATCAGTCACCCACAGGTCATCTGTTCCAATCTGTTTCAGGCAATACACCATGACATTCAGGATGTCAAATGGTCCCGTCTGAAAATCGTATGGAATCCGTGACAGCAGTTGCAGCCCGTCAACGGCTTTCAATTCAACAACGTGGGGGTGTGGTGCATCCTCAATTGTGATGTTGTCCAGGGTGATGATACCAACCCAATACAAAGCGGTGTTGTCACCGTTTCCTTTGCGAATCGTTATCCTGAACCTGCCTTCATCTGACGTTGCCAAATCGGATAGAAACGTGTCACCGGTGCTGTCCTGAATGTACATGGGCACCGTGCACGTTGATGGTATGATGGGGTGATATATGTCTTCACCGCCGGCATACTGCAACGTGAATCCAGGGGGTGCGCTTTCGTACTCTGTGTAATCACCGGAATGTTCAGTGTCGTGAATGTGTACAGTCCAATACTGCCCATTCTCACCACGAAATATGTTTCTGAATCGTATTGCCATTATGCAAATGAATAGCTGCCGTATGTACGGCGTGAACGGTTACGGTCACGGCTGCTGGTCAACAGTATGTCCCTGCCGCTGATGGTAGCAGATAGGTTGTTGCCGCCCATCATGTTTTTGAGTTTGGACAACGGTGCAATGACTTCCGGGTCAACCTTTGCACCAACGTTGTCACCGACCACGGCGGTGGTGGGACCGAAAGCCAATCCCCCCCGGCGCAGTTTGGGCATCATAGATGGAATGAGACCCTGCAACAGGGATGATTTCAAAATGCCAGCCATGCCACCCGTGGCAGCGTTGTCCGCAGATAGTGGACTGAATGCCGCAGCAATGGCGTTTCCAATTGCAATCTTCATCAGGTTTTTCAGCAGGTCACGACCAATGTTGGTCAGCTGTTCTTTCATGTTGTCACCGCCATCCAGTACCACATCAAATGCACTGCTGAACGAATCACGGAAGGCACCGCCCACCTGCCGCATGTGGTCACCCAGCATGGTCATGGTGTTTTTCAATCGTTCCACGCGTGCATCAGCTGCGTTCACCATTTCATCCGTGATGAAAAATTGCGCACCAAATGTGGTCGGTGCCACCTCACCACCACTGGTGTCCGTTTCTTCCGGCGTGGTTGGTTCCACCGGCACGGTCACCGGACCACTGGATGTAAATGCGTCTGCAATGGATGTTTTAATGTTGTCCACCCACCGACTAATTGCACCGGGTTCTAACTCTGCAATCGGTTCCGCATTCAACGCGTCATCAATTGCCGTGTTGAAGTCTTGTGCAGTTTGCTGCGCAAATTCAATCATGCGCCGGTTGTTTTCCGCTGCACCCCGTTCCATTGCAGCACCGGCAGCAGTGAAATCCCCGCTGAATGCTAATTCAATAGCTTCCGCGATGGATGACACTGATGTCATCAGGTTTTGAAACTTCATTTCAATAAACCGCAGTGCGGTCCCAATCGAAGTTTTCACCACATTAAAAATCAGACCCAAAACCTTTGTTTTGTTTTGGAATTTGATGACCAGGTTTACCAGGTTGATGATTGCAGGTTCAACCACTTCAAAATTGCGCACAATCAGCAGTGCCAGCGCACCAAATGCGATTGCTACTAAACCCACAGGACCGGTCAACCCTGCAATGATTGGCATCAGCGCACTGATTGCCATTGCAATCGGACCAGCAGCAGCTAATAAACCGGCAATCATCAAAATGGATGTTTTTCCTTCATCTGACATGTTTGTGAAACCCTGCGCAGCCCGTGTCAGAAAATCCAGGAATTCATTGATGTGAGGCATTAATGATTCCACCAATTCAGCCCCTGCAATTTTCAGGTTATCCATTGCCGTGGACAGTTTGCCTGATGCCGTCTGTGACAGACGTTCCATTGCACCGGACGCGAACCCCCCCTCACGTGCAAACGATGACAGGACGGTGTTGAACTGTTCCACCGACACAGCACCGGCACCCAGTTTGTCAGCAGGTAACCCGGTAGCATCTGACAACGCTTTAAATATGGGGATGCCACGTTCAGCCAACTGGTTCAGGCTTTCAAGTTCTACCTTCCCCTTTGCGTTGACTTTGCTGAATATGGCTGCAATTTCCTCAATGCTGACCCCGGACGTTGCTGCGATGTCACCCAGGAATTGCAGTTGTCCGTTCACCTCATTGATGCCGGAACCTGATGCCATCAACTGACGTGCCGCCGTTGCCACCTGTTCGATTTGAAACGGCGTGCGTGCGGTGAACGCATTCAGGTTCTGCATCATGGCTGCTGCATTCCCTGCGCTGCCAGTCAGACTGATAAACGATGTTTCAAGCCGTTCCAAATCGGCTGCACTTTTCACAGCACCGACAGCCAACCCCGCCAACGGCATTGTCACCAGCCTAGTCATGTTCTGACCGAACTGCTGGACAGTTTTTTGAATGTTTCCGAATGACTTTCTGAACCGTCTTTGCGTTTCACCCAACTGCTGATTGAGTTTGCGCAATGACTTTGCTTCCAGTCCAATGGACACCAATAGTTCTGATAACCTCATTTCTTTTGTTTTGCAATCTTCATCAGCATGTCTGCCCCTGCCTGTTGTTGTGCCTTTGTCACTTTCGGTTGTAAGGTATCCCAGGGGAACCGTATAAGGTCACGGGGTTGCATCGTCCTGCCTGGTTTGCTGTGTGGGGTCAGCAGCACACATGCCAACCACCGCACCCGTTCCCATTCCATTTGTTCAGCCCGTTCCGTCATTTCCATGTGTCCATCAAGTGCACACATGAAATCACAGTAATCCATTGACCAAAAAACAGAGGGGCTGAACCGCATGCAGCCCAGCCCCAATGAAAACAGGTCATCAACGGTCAACGTTTCCCCGTCACCGTCTTCCCTTTTTTTTTGTGTCAACCTGCATCACTGCTGCCAGGGATTCACTTATCACCGGCAGTTCCGCCGGCGTAATGAGTTCTTCAAACTCTTCCAGGGTCATGGTCAATTCCTGCCCCTGTGTTTTAGCCCCTGCACATGCAAAGTGATAACACAACACAACAACATCCAACGGGTCATCACCCATTGTTGTGATGTCAATGCCGTGTTGGGTCTTTGCTGCACGCAGTGCGCCCATCGTGGCACGCAGGTGAAATGTCTTATCACCCAGTTGAACAGTTTGCGTCATCCGGAAATAACGGTGTAAGTGATTGCGCCATCCAGTTCAATGGTGCCGCTAACAGTCACATTGTCTTCCGTGCCGGCGTTCATTTCCAGGGACGTGAACCAACCTGATGCAGTGAATTCATAATCACCGGTAACACCCGTGGTAAATTTTACTGATGCCGTTGCGGTGTCGCTGGTCCACGCTGACCACAGTTGCTGCATGTTGTAATCTTCACCTTCATCGTGCAGCACGCTGAAATTGATTGACCCTGAACGCAGACCCATCAGGCTGGACTTCCAGCCCCCTGATTCCTTATTCGTGATGTCCCGCAGTTCACCATTCAGGCTGATACTGCATTCCGTTTGCAGACTGATTGCCGTGCCACCTACGGTGACTTCAATCAGAGTTCCGTTCATTACTGCCATTATTCCTGACCTTTTGTTTTTTCGTTGTTGCTGATGATTGCATCTACCAACATGTCAAGGTATGCAAACACCGCACGTGGTTTGTCACCGGCAGGTGACGGAATCAGATTCAACACAGCCTTTGTGAATGCCATGAATGCGATGAGCAATTCACCCCAGTTGGAAATAATGAAATCAATCATGCATGCAATGTAATGACCTGCACACACATCAGGGGTCAGGTGCTGGACATCCTTTCAATGAGTAACAACCCGTGTTCAATGGTTGCACCTTCATTGCTGTTTGCATCATCATACGCCCACACGCTGACACGTTCCGTGTTTGTGATTTCTACAATTTGACTAATGACGGCAGTGCTATGGTCATTGTTGGAACCCCCTTTGATGTACGCCGTGCCGTGGGTTTCCAATTGTCTGCCTTCCACCTTAAAATAAATGTGCGGTTCAACGTTGTTTCCCTCTGAATTAAACGTCACGCACGCCGTCAGTTTATAAATGCCCGTGCCGTTGCACGACACGTTCCCTGCTGCGTTTGGTGCCAGGGTGAAAATGGATGACGTTTTGATGTCCTGCACGGACCACGGCAGACGTGCTGCCGTTGTCCCACTCACCACATGTTCACTGCTGCCCCCTGTCTTTTGCTGCCCGGTGAAACCTACCTGGATTGCATCGTATGTAGCAATGACATTGATGGGGTTGTATGAACCTGCCGTGCCAACGAATGACAACCGCATGTCATACACCTGCACCAAAATGTGTGCATCTGTGGTGTAGTCGTAGTCAACGGATTGTGTTTTGAAATCAATGGACTGAACCTGCACACCGTTGATGACACCACCAACCCGGTCCAGTGCACCACGTGCCGCCGTGCCCAGGTCCATGCATTCACTGTAATTGGTGCTGAACGTCATCACCTCGAATTGCACTTCATCCAGGGTGCTGGTCCCCGTCTTTGTTCCTGACGGGTTTGCAGACTGGATGGTGTAGATGATGAACGGCATGTCTGCCGTCTGTTGTGCTATTTCAGGATATATCCTGTCATCACAGATGTTGCCCACCGCCGTGCTGTTTGACAGCAGATAATAAATTGCTTTTCCCGCTTCCATTATTTCCGCGCTTCCTTGCCCCACAAACGCCGGTGCTGTCGCACAAACTCTGTTTGCATGGCTGACATACTCTGCCGAATACCCCGGCTAAAAAATCCCCGGTTTTTTGCACCCACTACGGGTTCACCTGGTCCACCCATGAAACCCCGGTAACCTTTTGCCGTCCGTGGTTTGATTCCCATTTCGACCATGTGCGCATAATATCCATCCCTCTTCAACAACTGCCCATCCTGTGGGGCACGCCGTTCACGTGCCACCATACCTGACCGGGGAACAATCAGCACGTTCATTTCATTGACCACGTTCCTGGAAATACCGATACTGTTTTTCAGGTTGCCTGATTGGATGTCATAGGACGGTCCCCGCTTTCCTTTGTTTTTCCGTTCCCCTCTGCGCACGCGTATGGTTTCAGGGTAGTCCGTTATTTGACTTTTCACAGCATCAACCCCGATTTGTGCAACCACTTTGTGTGCCTTTTGCACCTCTTTCAAATTAGTTGCCCCATAGCGTGCCAACCTGTTCAACTTCCGTTGCAGGTCTTCCAATCCTTTCACCTTCCCCAGGTTCCGCGCTGTGTCAGACATCGTGTGTGCCTCTGCGTTTGCAATAGATGGTCAACCCGTCACGCCGTCCAATGGGTGCAATACCAATGATGTTGTGTTCAACACCATCGTAAATGACCACATCAGATTCATTGAATGTGGTGGCAGACGCGTCACCCGTTGGGTTAGGGTGACGAATCACAAATGTCACTGACCGTTCCGGGTAAATCTGTGAAGCCTTCACGGACTCTGCTGCGCTGCCGGGGTGGATAACCTCTGCCCACACCTGAACGTCTGTTGTGCTGTCTGCAATGGGCTGACCATATCCATCGTGTGTCAACGTGGTGCGCCGAATGTCGATGACTTCCGAAAGCCGTCCAGGGTTTTTCATGGTTGGTACAATATGCGTTCAGATGACAACAGTGCATCAACACCCAATTTCAAACGCGTGGTGATTGTCCCCGTTATTTCTTCCTGACGGTTTTCATACAACTGCCCACACACCAACTTGATTGCAGCAATGATGTTGGGTGGCAGGTTGTCTGTTGCATGCCCGTAAGTGAAAGTGATTTTGATTGGCATCAATGCATATTCATACGGTGCAGGATAGTCGCTAAATGCAATCCGTGCCGGCTGCGTCTTCAAGTCCACATGATAGCTGGATGATTGAAGCGTGGACAACGTGCCTGTGTTGTCTGTTTCATATTGAACAGATTCAACAGAGGCAACCGGACCCACCGGAAAATAACTGGTTTTGAAGTGGGGTAAATACCCGTATGCCTCAATACGTCCCAGGCTGATGTTGCAGTACGATTCAACCCACCGAATGGCTGCATTCCTGATGGATGTCAACAACGTGTCTTCCAGGGTATGCGTCACCCGTAGGTGTCTCTTCACCTCTGCCAATGACAAAACGTTGTCCGGGTCTTCCCGTGTTCCTATGGTTACCTGCATTTGTGCAAAGTAAAAAGGGGCACCGATGTGGTGCCCCCTTTCAACAATTGGAAAACCCCCCGAATGTTATCAGGTGGTTGCGTCATACCGGGCATGCAGTGCACCGGTCTGCAACACGTCTGAATCGAAGTGCCTATGAATTGAAATTCGGACCTGGTTGCTGATGTCGTAGGTATACGGATTAATTACAACATCAACCCCGCCGAAAAAGCCCATGACGGCACCACGTGCAAAATCCCCGACAATCACAATTCCATCAGAATATTCATTGCCACTGGTTGCGTCATCCGGCATCTGTCCTGCAACATAGTAAGGGTAACCCAGGAAGGTGTTGCCCACCATTGCAGCCGTCACCGCAGACACGTCAGGCATGGCAGCCAACAGACCGTGTGCACGGGGATTGGCAACCACACTGATGTTGCCACGGTTCACGCCGTCAGCCAGTGCATCTTTAATGATGCCATGCACCACAGCAGAGGTGGTACCCAGTGCCGTTTCAACGTTGTCGGATGCCCCTGCGATTCCATCGAGGATGTCCACAAATGCCAGGTTTTCGATTTTGGCATTTACAGCATCAGCCAGGTCACGCACCACCAATGATTCAACGGCGTTTCCACCCTGCATCATCAGTTGTTCAGTGACCAGCGTGTATGCAGATGCCCGGCGGGGTTGCAACAGGGTTTGACCCAGTGCCTGACCGGAATTGTCTGCGTCCACCGCTTCACCTTTTTCGGCGATGGTGGCACCGGCAGTCATTTTCGGAATCTTCAAATCCGCCGTAAGTCCATTCAGCACCGTGCACCCTGCCTGTTGCAAAGTGGTTTCTGCCCGCAGTGCCTCAATAGCAGGACCAACGTTGGTTCCAACAAACTGCGTTCCCTGGTCATTCGTGGTGTCTGATGCACCCCAGTGACCTGCGTCACCCACACCACGGGTCAACATCTTTTGTGGGATGGACAATTGACCACGGAAGGTGAGACCGGCTGCCGTTGCTTCCCGGTTTGCTTCCTCTGTCATTTCCGCTTCAATGCCAGTCAGCGTGCGCCCACGGTACACCTGCTGAATGCCACGAACCAGGCTGTAATTTTTTGCCAGGTTTTGCATTTCGCGTTCCTCGGAACGGGATGCAGTGTGACCACCGGCGAGGATTGCAGATTCCTGCAATTTCTGGTCTTCCCGCATGACCTTGATTTGTCGGTCATACTTGGACACCTCACCTGCCAGCCGTTCCAATTCAATGACATCCTGGTCATTCAATTCCCGGTCTTCCTTCACGGCTTCATCTTTGATTGCCTGACGTTTCTGCATGTAGTCTTCACGCAGTTTCAGCAGGTCTTTCAATGTCAGTTCCCTGTTCATTGTTTCAACTGTTTCTGTTTCTGTTTTCTGTTCCGGTTCCGTGTCCAGGCTGCGTGCAGTTACGTCCGTTGTACTGTATGCAGGATACGTCACCGGTGACACGTCTAAAATAGAACCAACCTGCATCACTCTGCGCACCCCATCCTTTTGCCTTTCTTCCTTTTCAATGGTAAATGCAAATGATGACTGACTGATATCACCGCGCTGAATCATGGCATACAAATCCCGTGACGCAGTTGTATCAACCAACGTTGCAGTGTAGTGCAACCCGTGGTCATCCGTGCGCAGGGTCAATGTGCCGTTGGACGTGCGTGCCATTGGCGCACCGTCATGATTGAGCAACAACCGCACGTCATCATTCAAATGTCCTTCAAATGCACCACGGTCAATGACTTCTTGGAATGGACCAATGTTGGTCACCTGGTCAAATACGGCGGCATACCCTTCAATGACCATTTCGTCTGACTCTGCTGCACGGACTTCACCCGTGCGCACCTCGACTGATTGCCCATATTGGTCAGTCAGCAATTGTTTCCGTTGTTCTTCCTTCATTGTTGTTTTCTGTTGGTTGGCTGATGGTCCTGCTGTAATCGTCAAAATGTTTCAATGACACCTGATTCACCTGAACGGTGGCAGTATCCCCGCCGTTGATTGGGTTCAAATCTTCCAATTGGCGCACCTCGTTGATGGTAAGCCATCCCGATTGTAACCCCTGCTGATAAAATGCCGCACGTCCTGCCATGTCACCACGGTGCAGGTCACCCATGCGGAACCTGAATTGCAGTTCATCCATTTCAAAAACGGTCAACAGTTTCCGATTCAATTCCTGTTCGATACGCTTTGCCCAGGGACCCAGGGTGTGCCGGGTGAATTGAATGCTTTGCTGTTCAACGTTGTTGAATGTGCTTTGTGTATCCAGCTGAATCAGGGACGGGGGTACGCTGAAAATCCTGCACACTTCCTCTGCCTGTAAACGCCGGGTGTTGATGAACTGCGCTTCATCCGGTGTGATGCTCACCCGATTGTATTTGAAGCCAAACGGCAGCAGTTTTGTCCCTGATGATGTTGCTGAACGGTTCCAACTCTTTTGGATTACTTCCATTTGTTCAGCACGCAACGGGGTATCACTGGACAGCACACCCGTCATCTGACCACCGTTGCTGAAATACTGCGCACCGTAGTCCTGGACAGCCTTTGACAAACCCAGGTTATCACGATGCACCATGATGGGTGACGCTTTATACAGGTTGAAGATTTCCAACATGTCATCAGGCTGCACCGTAAATTCATTACGCACCCGGTACACATATGCGCCATTCATTTCACGGCGTTCAACATCGTCCGGGTTCAGCACTGTCAAACTCTGCACGGTACCATCCGCACTGCGTTCAATCAATGCGTGACCGGCACCACGTAAAACGGCGTGACTGATAATGGTTTCCCAAAAATCAAACGGCGTGCAGTATTTATTAGGGCTGACCTGCGTCACATAATACGCTGGATGTGTCCTGACGCGTTCACGTGTCCTGCCGTCAACCTGAATTAAATCCAGGTTCAGTTGTGCCAGGGTGCCGGCAATCTTATACACGCACGCGTAAACCGCCGAAATGGTCAGCGCAGTTGTGTTGGTGATGCTAACCCCTGACGTTGTAGGTCCGTACAAATTGGAATACTGCAACACAGTTGCATGGTCATCCAATCCAACCCGTGCCCGGATTGCTTTTGTAACTCTTTGAAGCATGTTCGCCATTGGTGCAAAATAGAAAGGGGCACCCACACGGTGCCCCCTCTAAAACACACACAACACACACCGGACCGGTGCGTGTCACAGTGTGACAATTTCCAAAAAAGGTTCCGAATTGTGCGCCGTTTCCAAATACAAACCCAGTGCCATGATGGATGATATAACCCCGTCCACTTTTTGGCTTTCACTGTTTTTCTTTTTGGTCACTTTGATGTTGTCGGCTTCATCCCTGGACAGCTGCACACACTGCATCTGCCACCGTAACACAGCGTGACCACCGTGAATGATTTTACCCTGACACATCAGCCGTTCCATTTCTTTTGTTGGGAATGACTGTGATGCATACCCCTGACCGAATGGAATGCAGTTGATGCCATCCAGGTACGGAACAACCAAATGAGACAACCACCGGTCAAATGCCAGTGCAGTGATTTCATACCTATCGGACAGGTCCTGAATCCATTTCCGCACGGCATACATGTCAGTCACGTTTCCGTCCGTTATGCTCACCAACCCGGCACGCTGAAAGGTGATGTAATCCACCCCACCGGACAGGGACCGTGATTGTGCCTTTTCTTCATTGACGAAATGGTGACACTTCAGATAGAACACATCACGTTCATCATCACGCCATAACATGGCAACGGCAGTCAGGTCACGGGTGCTGCTCAAATCCAGCCCCACATATAACGGAAGGTCTTTCAACCTGTCTTCCGGTATGGGTTGCCCCCCGTTCATAAACTGTTCATCTGTAATCCATGCCACGGCTGAACTGGTCCATATGTTAAGGTGCAGACGCAGGAATGTATTTACCTGTGAAGGGTTGTTCTGACAACGTTTTACTTCCTGCTCAAAGTATTCCGGCATGCAGATACTGCCCAATCCAGGGTTTGCCTTTGCCCACGTTTCAGGTTTTGTCCAGTCATCTGATTTGTCAGCAGAGTACAACACCGGCAAAAACGAATCATCATCAATTTCACCCTGTTTGACCTTCCGGGCATATTCATGCAATTCCCAACAGATGGTTGTGGTGTCATGACCAGCGGTGGTGATTGCCATGATTAGGGGCTGTGTGCGTGCACCGGTGGACGTGGTGAGCACATCCCACAGGTCACGTGACGTTGCTGAATGAATTTCATCATAGATGACGGCGTGACAATTGAAACCGTGTTTGGTGTTTGCCTCTGCTGATATGGCTTTGTACCAATTCGCACCGTATTTGATGGCATGTTGTTGCAGGTCTAACCGTGAACGCAGTTCACTATTCTGCCGAATCATTCCCTGCGCAACCTCAAACACTAACCGTGCCTGATTCCTATCTGATGCCGCGCTGATAACCTCTGCCCCTGGTTCCCCGTCAGCACAAAGCATGTACAATGCCAGTGCTGCACACAGGGTTGATTTGCCGTTCTTCCGTGGAACCTCTACATAACAGGTTCTGTATTGGCGCAACCCGTCATCACGCATGGTCCCAAACAGGGGACGAATTATGTCATCCTTTTGCCAATCTTCCAGGATGAACGGTTCACCACCTTTTGAACCCTTCACATGGGTGCAGTACGTTTCAATCCACCTGACTGCCCGTTCTGCCTTTTCTTCATCGTAAGGCATCAAAACAGATTCAACTGGTTGTCACGTTCCGCCGTAATCCATTCTGTGCGCATCCACTTTCCGCCCAATTCATTTGTGATTTCGTAGGTGGTCGCAACGTATTCAACCCCGTTCACCACGTGCCTGCGCTTCCATAGTACAATGGTTTCCATCACTTGACATCATTAGGTCTGAACATTTGCACTCTGCGCACCTGCACCAATGTCCTGCCGTGCTGGTCAGGCATGGGGGACCAAATGCACAACGGGTTCCGGTATGCCTGCCGTTTCACTGGTTCTGCCTGTGGGAACAGTTTGCAGACCACTGACAGCGAACTGCACACGCACTGTTCATGTTCGTTGCTGCTGTTCATCCAGCTGACTACCCATGCACCTTTCATCCTTTGTGCTTTGCCAGTTTGTTCAAATCGTCCATGACCTGTTCAAAGGTGGGCAATTGATAATGACAGCGCATACCATCAACGATGTGTCGAACACTGCACATGTTTTCAGTCACGTGAATGTCAACGGTGTTTGAATCACCTGCACCGTCCTGATACTGCATGTGCACGGTGTTGGCTTTGTTGTAACTGTTCAGGTATCCTGTCACAGTCAGATTTTGTGCATTCGTCATGTGAGTGAATGCAATGGTGCGCAGCTGCACCGTTTCAATTGTGTTTGACATGGTGTGTGTGTTGTATGGTTGTGGGGCTGACCCTGTGCCAGCCCCATTGATGTCATGCATTTTCAGCATCCATTTCAGATTGGTGACGGCGTGCAATACGGATGCGCAGTTCATTGATTGTTTTGTCACATGCGTACAACCATTCAAGTGCTTCCTTTTTTGCTGTGAAATTTGCTTCCGGTTGTGATATGGTATTCAGGCATCCGGCACGGCGTTCCTGGAAAGTGTCATACAGTTCTTCAAGTTCAACAGTGGTTTTTTTGTCCAGTGCTTTGATTTGTTTGGTGCTCAAAGTCAACCGGCGCAATTGCTTGTATTCTGCTGTGATGTACATGGTGTGTGTGTTTGTGTGTTTTTGGCGTGTTTGCCGTTGAATGATGGTGCAATATACATCATTGTTTCATTCCTGCAAACAATCACACACATTTTTCCATCAGTACACCCCCCGCGCTATGTCGGACAGTGCACGCACCGCGCCATCATCCCCGCTGTATTCCTGATGCTGTTTGCCCGTGCCATGCAGGACCATCAGTGACCAGGGTTGGTCATTCGTCAATTCATCACTGGTTCCACCTCTGTATATGTAAAACCCCCGCCATTTTAGATGATGCAGTTCAACACTGTTCCCATCATCGTACATGCGCCGGATGTTGGGACATGACCCCCACACGTCAGCAACCATGTTGATGGTTGCCCATTGTTTTGCGTCAATGGGTTTTTCGTCCTGGTGTTTCAATTCCAGGTGCAGCACAAACCCACGGGCGTAATTGATGACCAGTTGGTCAATGTCCATTATGTACCTGCCCATCATGTGGGCTGCCAACACTTTGCGGTGTTCGCTGAACAGATTGGGATTGCGCAGTACAGTCATGCAAAATCAGGGTTGATGGCTTCACCTTCCGTGATTCCAATGGCAGCGATGTACGCACGCTTTTTGTCCCGCAGCCGTTGCAACTCTACATATTCAGGACGGCTTTTAATGTAGGTCTGTCCTTTGTCACCCGTGGTTTGATAGGTCACCCCTTCACGGTCAACGATGCTTTGCAACATCTGTTCTTCATCAATGATTTTGGACAGGGTAAAAACCAACTGACGTGTGTTTTCGTCCGGTTCTTTTGTCCTGCGCAGGTCCTGCATCAGAGTTTGATATGTATCTGTCATGTTGTGTGGTTTGTGTACGGTTCTGAATCGTAGGCTGCGAACCGCAGTGCAGCCATGTTCCGGCTGTTTGCCGTGTCCAATTTTACATCAAACAGTGTTTCAATGCTGTTCAACTGCTGGTCCTGGTCAGGTTGACGGATTGCCAACCCCCACACCCCACCACCGGCACTGCGTGCACACAGCAGGATTGTGGGGTCATCAGCTGCACGCCGTTTGCATTCATCCACAATCAGTCCAGGATTGGCAGACAGGTCAATATCATATTGGATGATGCCTGATGGCTTCCACAAATGGGCTGCCGTCCTGCCCCCTCTGAACTCACCGTGGGGCAACAGTGCCGGTCTGTTTTTTTTGTGGATGTGGTCAATGTTGCTGACCTTCATGGCACGCAACCAGTCACCCAATTTTACCGGGTGGGGCTGCTGGTCAGTCACGGTTTGCACCATGCTGACTGTGATTTGTGTCCAGTTCATGTGTGTGTGTGTGTTGCATTAAGATACGGCGCAAATGCCTGAATTACAAGTGTTTACACATTACGGGAAATTTTCAAACCGACCTGACGCATGAAAAAAGG